ACTTATGAACATTCGCGGAATAGGTTTTCAAATCGAATTCCAAAGAATCGATCTCCACCTCAAAAAACTCTTCGTCATCTTCCAACTGAGCCTTAGATTCGACAGGTTTGGCTGCAATTCGTTTTTTCTTTACAGCGGACGGATTTGAGGTGCTCATATAAGACTGACCGCAGCTAGCGCAAAATTTCGGCTTCTGCATGGAGTACGAATGTCCGGATCCACATTTACTGCAATATAGTTTCATAAATGAATTTACACTATATATTCTATGGTAAAAAAAACTTTTTTCTAAAAAAAAGTGTGTAATCTTTAAAGATATGGAAAACGTCAAGTTTAAAAATTCGGACGGAGTGGAATACGAGCTAATATGGAGAAAGCCCCATTATACTTATAACGCAGATGGTTTATGCCACTCTCCGGAAATGGACAATCCTAAGATCCTAGTAGACCCAAAGCTTAAGAAAAGAAGGAAATTAAGCACTTTAATAGAAGAAGTGACTCATGCTTTCTTTTGGGATAAGTCCGAAAGAGAAGTCGGAAAGTTCTCCTCTGTCCTAGCTGGATTAATTAATAAACAGATTAAGTAATATTCACTTCGGAGAGTTTTGATACGATAAACTTAGTTAATTCTGACCTTACGATATCTTCTTCGCTGAATTCGAAAGTATGGATTCCCTTATCTTTACTCTCTTCGTTATCGAAAACGTGATAGATTTTCTCGAAGCCTCCTCGGTTTCCGTTTTTTAAATCTGTCTGCATAGGATCAGCTGTTATAACACATCTAGAATATTTACCGATACGAGTCAAAACAGTAACTATTTCCCGAAAAGAGCTATTCTGAGCCTCGTCAAGTAATATAGCTTTTCCATTCCAGCTCATTCCTCTAGCAAAATTAACCGGATGAATAGAGACTCTTCTTTCTTTTTGAAGTTTTTTTACTGTTTCTTCGCTTAGTAATTCGTCTAATTTATCCATAAATGGTAAATTATAATAATGGAGCTTTTCATCAGCGTCTCCGGGGAGAAAACCCAGTCTAGCATCAGAACTCTCTACCGCAGAACGCATATAAAGAATATCTGAGACTTTACTTTGGTTAAGGAGGTTTAAGGACGCATATACTGATATTAGAGTTTTAGAACTTCCCGCGGGGCCTTTGCATAAAATAAGCCTAGTAGATTTATCTAATGCAACTTCTAAAAAACTCTTTTGTTTATCTGTCCAAGGTAATTCTTCTATATAAAAGTTATCCTTTGGCTTGATTGGGTCTCTTTGGTGAATTTTGATTTTTCCGTTCGTAACCTCAAGGGAATCAAAGCCCTCTACGCTTTTAACTTTAGGCATCTTCATATTATACACTATTTTAAGTGTAAATACCTATGAGGATTATGAACGAAATCACAAATGCGGTGCCTCATGCCGTCAGCCTATTAAGCCAAGGAGTAACCACAGAGCAAGCAGAGAAAGTGGCTCAGGACTTGGTTGGGCAGTACGGATGGCTTATAATGGGCGCACTTGTAGCGATCTTAGCAAAAGATATGATCATGAACTTCGCTCAAGCTATAATGGTCTTTATGGGTTCGGACTTTAATAATGATGATATAATATATATCTCCGGTCGTCAAGCGAGAATAGTCAGGGTTGGCATAAGAACTACCTGCTTTTACATGACAGATAGGGCCTCTAAAATGGTCGTTCCCAATGAGCAACTTAAACAGTTAACAATTGAAAAAAAACTAATGCAGAATGGAAAAGTTCCTTACCTACCTACGGGAGGGGATCCCGGGTACATCGGAACCGAAGAGGTCCTCATACCGCCACCTCCAATGCAGGTGGAAGTCGTTGAGAAGGAAAACAGTAAAAGAACCATAAGGAAATAATTTAATTAGACCTAGACCACTCTTTGGGTATAGGGTAGTCAGGGGTATTTTCTTTCGTCATCGCTTGGATCCATTCAGGACTAGAGTTTTCGCTCAGTAGTCTATGGTGACCCGTGTTAGTATTTTCATGCGGCGTCCATCTTCTAGCGAGCTCGAAAAGCTGAGCCTGTTCATAACTTAAAGCAGCCGTCAAAACGCAAAACTTGTTTAATAGCGATCTTCGAGGCGGAGGGTTTATTCCTCGTTCAATTTTACGCCATTTCTCTTTTGAGACGCCAAGCATCATGCATAATTTTTTAGTGTCCTTGAACCGTACGGATCTAAGCTGTTTTAAATACAAATGGAATTTCATTATTCTATAATTCTATCTTAGACATATAAATCAAAGAAGCCTCCTTGGTTTATCATCACTTCAGCGTTCATTAACGCGTTAAGCTCTTGAACTTCGTCTATTTGTTTGACTCTGTTAATATCGTCTAATTCTTTAGCTTCCATTAATCGCGAAGATTCTATTTCCTTATATACTGCTATAGTCAGGGCTTCTTGAGTTATAGATTCTATATTCACAATATTGTTCTTTTCTGTCATTATATCTTATCTTTTTTTATTTTTTTCATGATCCACTTAAACCCCTCTATAACATAGTACTGAATCACAAATGGTGAAACAGCTATCCATCCCACAATTAAAAGAAGTTTTTCTCCTATTGGGTTTTTCATTTTTACATTACTGGCATAATGCTAGTCTTCTTGATCGCTTTCTTCCTTTTTAAGCGAAAAATCTCTAGCTAAACTATCCCAGTGTTCTTCGTTCATGTCCATGTCTTTTGATTCGCATGATCCATGACAGTTGTCATCGAAACAATTTGGATTTATACAGTGAATATTTTTTTTCATTATCCGATTTCCTTTCTCTCTTGTATGGTTAGCTTTTCTTTTTTATTGCCGTATTTGCTGCGACGAGGATTACAGCAGCATTCACAGCGGGGCTTATTATCTCTTGTCTTCTCTGACCTGCCGGTTTCTAGGTTTAAATTGTTTCTCGTGGTTCTGCTCATTTTATTTAGCTTTCTTATCTTATCCCCGACCCGCATCTTAAATTTGGCATCGAAAAAACATTGGTTGATGCTTCGGGGTAAAAATGGCCGAATAAAGGGACGAGCATACCGGTTCTTTTTACGGGCGCTTTAGGAAAATAGACCAACCCGAGAAGAAGTAACAAAATTATCAACATAAAGATGACGAATAATTCATTTAGTTTATTTTTTTTATTCGTCATTTGTATTCTGCTTTCTTTGTTCCTCTCCAGTCGGGAAACTCCGTGCGACCGAAGTTGGGGCCGTAAGCTGTGTGAAGGTGGACCGTAGATCCATGTTTTACAATAACTGGCCCCCAATCTTCAAATTTTAGACCCGGAATACCCATTTCACTAACATTCATATATACACCATTAGAGATTAAAATATGGTCATTATCTCCAGCATCCATACATCTTTGAGCCATATTGATCCCGTGTCCACTAACATTAGGGTTATTGTTTATATCTCTCACAGGGACAACTGGGCCTGTATAAAGCCCATTCCTTAAACCTATGCTTGCGCTCTTGTAGCATTTCTTACCCACGTCAACGGCACATTTAAAAGCGGCGTGAACGCTGTTGAAGAAGACGAGAGCCATTCCGTCTCCAGTCGGAAGAACAATCAGCTTACCTTGTCTTTGGGCCTGTTGATAGCCTTCTGTCCCTTTAACTATAGCTATAAGATCATCCATCACTTTCTTCTGCATTGCGGTGCTTTTTTTGGAATACCCCACAATATCCATAAAATATGTATAAGATTCACAGGGGCTATCGTAAGTAATAGAGTCCCCTTTGCAGGAAAATGGATCTTCTCCCCATTTCCATGTTATAACTCTGGACCTTTTTATTCTCTCCTCGTCTTTTTTGGCTTTGTCGGTAGCTTCTTTTATTCGAGCACTTCTTTCGTCATGTTCTTTTTGTAGGGCCGCGTCTCGAGCTTCCCTGTCGGATTTAGACTCTGTCATTTTACCCCATAAGCTTTTCGGCGCCTGTTTAACGTCCTGAAACTCCATTGACTTGTATTCTCTAGGGTCTTTGGCTACTCCGACTTTCGTGGTCGATACCGTCTTGTGCTGTCTCGTTTTGTTTCTATTTGGGTTTTTGAGGCAACCTTTAGTTTTTAGGTATTTTAAAAGATTTTCATGGTTGTTGTCTAAGGCAATTTCATAAGGATTTAACTGTCCGTCATGACAGGAGCCATTAGGGTTAGCTTTATACTCAAATAATAAATCGCACATCTCTTGACTGTTTAGTTCTACGGCATAATGTATAGCCATCCACCCCCGGCCATCTCTGCCGTTTACTCTTATAGACTCATCTTCTAAGAGAGTTTCTACTTCATCCATATCCTGCATTTGAATAGCTTGGTGAAGAGTCATGTCGTTTCCGTAAAATTTACCCCCTTTTGCTTTTAAGTTGTTTATTATTTTAAGACGACTAGGGCCTTCTGCTACGTCCATAGGGTATACGACAGGGTCTTTAGCATGTTCGTTTTTCTGGAGAGCAAGATTCCAGTCGCTTTGTTTTTCGTGCTGAGGGGGAGAGCTTTTAATATTCGGAGATATGCCCGCTTCTAATATAACCTGTACTACTTTCGCCTTGCTGTAATTTGCGGCATAATGCAAAGGGGTCCAGCCCAGTTCCTCGTCCAAAGATGAAAATGCTCTCTTGACGGCTGCTTCGGATAAAGCTTTTCTAATACCTTTTATGTTGCCATTGCTGGCTAAAGTATGCAGTTCACTCATTCCTTATATTACACAACAGTTTTACCAAACCCACACCGTATAGTCCTCGCCAGACCAATCTTCAGGTAAAATATCATAATTCTTCCTTTTCATATCATAAAATACACATTTGCTAGTTTTAGCAAACCTTCGTTATTAAAAATAGTGTAATATATTGCGTATGAAAAAATACGCTGCGATAGCTTTATTGGGTTTTCTGGCAGCTTGCAGTAATAAGGAAGCTGCCACGGAAACTTCGGCAACTACTAACGTAGTTGAGAAATCTTTTGGACAACAACTCAAAGAGAAAGTAGTCAAACAGGCTGTCGATACCGCCGTAGATGAAGTGGTGGATAAGGTAGCTGATAAAGCCAAAGATAAAGCTAAGGATAAAATACTGGAAAATTTAATTCCATAAAATCCAAATAAAATAGACGTATAACGTGACCCCGTCAAACTTGAACGGGGTTTTTTTAGTGTAATATATTAAAATGGCCCACGGCATAGGATAAAAAATGGCTTATACAAAATCAAATCTACTAATAGATCAGGGATCAACGTTTT